CCTCACGGTACAATGGCGGGATTACGGCCCTGGAGCCGGGTGCCCATTAAATGAGACCCTGCACTCAGAGCCAGCTTTGGTTAAATTCCTTATCAAGCAAATCTGCAGGCAGATCACCATCCAAGAAATCACGAGCCAAAACTGACACCACGGTACCAGCGAAATCGATTTTTTCAGTGTTTAAGACAATGTCTTCAAACAGCGCTATTACGTCACTGGCAAGAAGATGATATCTCGCCCAGCAAAAAGCTACGAAGTCACCATCGCTAATAAATTGTTCTTCAACAATCTTCTTAGTTATATTTTTGAGCGTGACACCCGCAGTCCTTGCATTCCACGAAATATCAACCTCAAGCCGCCCGTGCTCTTTAGAAACCAGATGCGCGAACTCGGACTTAAAGCGTTGCAAGAATAAATTCCTTAAAACAGGGATGAACCTGAACTCATAGGCGTAACCAACCGATTTGCCTGCCATATATGCGTGATCAGAAACCGCTTCATTCCGATTAGCACGCATGTTAAACCTACCCAAAGACTTCCCTAATATGGGGACCGTAAGGTGCCGACCATAGGAAGTGGGTACGAAAAATTTACTTAAAAAAGTTGCAGTGTACAAGCAAGCATGCCTCTTGACCTTAGCTTCCATTTGAGCATCGGAAGCTATGGATTCGTAAACTTTGACAGCATACTTGCAAGTACCACGCAACGTGGCAAGCATATCATCGCCCATGAGCATCGCGCGACAATGTTTGATTCCAGTTTTACGCAAGAATGACCACAAAATGCAGCCATTCCAAAACGTATTCCTGAAAGTTGTGTCAGTGGCGCCCGTCGGAAGCTGATTACGAAGCGTTGCTGAAATACCCTGTTTCTTTGACTTAACTATGAATTTGTTAGTCTTCAGATGAATCCTAACAAACCATTCAGGGCACCCCAACAAACGCATCATAGCCACTTCCAAAAGCTGGACGTCACTGCATTGAAACTTGTCGTTTGAACTAAAATCAGCCTCTAGCCAATATTCATCCTCATGTTGTCTTTCAAGATGATGTGTATAATCGACTGGTGTTTTCTTATAACTAGTCCTAAACTGCTTCGGACCACGCATGCCATTAAGACAAGAGTCG